TTACTGTGCGGGGACGGCCACTTCTACACGGCGCGGGCGTTCGCCATCGCGGCCAGGTACGAGCACAACGATCACACACATGGCACGACCATTTTGCGTGGTTGGTGTTGCCTTGGCCAATTGGCCACCCTGTGAGGCTGCCACTTGTTCTCCAACTGCCGCGCAATCACCAGCGGCAGCGACCAGAAGATTGGACTTCTGTGGCGTCGCAATTGGCAGGGCACCGGCATTAACCGGCAACAGACCAATGCTTACGGCCAGAAGCGCGAAAATTTTGAGAGCAGGGTTCTGTTTCATCATGTCCCTTATATAGCGCCTCCCAGCTGAACGATGCATGAACGATACACTCTGCTTGTCGACACAAAGGAAATTATGCTCATAAAACAGCTTCAACCCCATCTCCGGATTGAAGCCATTCTAAACTATTGTTTTTATGCATAATATCAACCGGAACATCAGTCAATATTCCGGTTTCATGCATCTTTTCAAAACCTTGCTATCACGGATTATAAAATTATGAAATGCGTGAAGTTGCCCCTATGCGCCCAAAAACGGCGATAAGACCGGCAATAGCTGTAGCAAGCTGCAACAAAATATCCGTCAGAGGCCCCTGATCGACAGTTTCACTGACCAGACCAAAAGCTCCCGCAAGTGATAGAAACAGGGCAACAAGGCCTGCCCAGACTGTGCGAGAAAGATACCAAGGCTTATCTTCGATCATGACTTTTCCTTTCTAAATTCAGATCCCACTTGAAATATCAATGCAAGCGAAATCCCCTGCTCCGATTTTAGAACTCACCATTGCAACGCGAAGCTGGAAGTCGCTGGCCCCCAAATCCGAAAGCCGGTCTGCACCGGGGTAAATCCAGGAAGCCGCTTGCACCTGAACGCTTCGGACAAGCACATCCGAACGCCAAATTTCGACCTGATAGGCTTCGCGCTCTTCACCCAGTGGAATCTCTTCCCCAAGCCAGCTATCGGCATCAGCACGGCCGCGCCTGATCCAGCCGAACAACAGATCATTATTACTGAGCCGCTCTGCTTTGAGGTGAACAGGACTCAATGGTTTCAACGCCTGCACACCGCCGATTGCTTTTACAGTGTCGAAAAAATCGTCCGAGAACGATTTACCGGCCGCTCCAATGCGCCAGTTGAGTTCCAACCCGATTTCAGATGTTTGCAAACCTATGCTTTGAACGCCCCCATCCAGCAGGATGAAGGGCGTACCCGTCGGCTTTTCATTGAGGCTAGCGGCTTCTGTGCCAAGCTGCCCGCGCAAAAGACTGTTTAAGCGCCAATGGTTCTGGCCGATTTCTTGAGCATCAAGAAACTGCAGTACCTCCCATTTTCCATCGGAGGACTGCACAAGCGCGGTATTGGCACCATTCAGGATTTGCGTGAACGGTTTCGATTCCAGCTCACCCGAATACAGCACCAGTTCCAATGTTTGACCGTCGATAAGTCGCCCACTTGCCCCTCCGGGCAATGGAGCTGTCAGCTCACCCATAACGGCGCGCTCCCCAATCAGACCACGCTCGGCAAAGCCGTCATCGGAAGGCGAAGCATAAGTCGCGACCCCACGCCACGGCTTTGCATGACAGGCAATACGAAACTGACCAGCCGGATCTTCTGCACCTGGCCAGAGTGGCAGGTCGATGAGATGAAATATCGGCTTCATATCCGAAACAGGTCCGCCCGGCGTCAGCTGCGGCGTTTCTCCCCTATCAGCAAAAGCCACATTGGGTGCCAGTGCTACAGCTTTCACCACCCGCACCTCTCCGTCTTCGAGAGACGACACAACATAATCGCGCCCACCGCCCAGCATATCGAGCCGCACACGATCACCGACATGCAGGGCAGCCTCAGACCACGGCAATGAGAAACTTGCTGTCCGCCGTTCAGCATAACGGCGTGCCATCCAGGCTTCCGCGAGTGCGGTCGCCTGTCCCGCTTCCATTGAGCCGGAGAGGCTGAGGCTTTCCGTGCCTTGGCCCATATCGCGCCGCACCGATGCACCGACCACCTGAAAATCACGCAGCGGATCGTTGCAGTAAAGTTCAGCTACCGAAGGTAAATCGCCCTGATCCTCAAGAACCGCGGTCAGCGCTTCGTCATCGGTCGGTTCGACAAGCGTAGCCGCCACATTAAGTACAGGAGCCGCACGACCAATGCTGCGGAACTTGAACTGCCCTGACTGCTCAAAGCCGTGCACACCAAACACATTCATCAGTGGCTCCAGCACACCGCGAGCCGTGCTGGGTTCTGAAATCACGAAGCCAGTCAGATGCCCATCTGCGCCTGTGCAGTCTGCTTCCGGCAATCCAAAATCTGCGAGGATAGCTGCAATAAGCTCATCAAGAGCAACACCGCTCATGCGGCCATTGAGCCAATGTCCCAACCGCCAGTTTGGTGTGTCTCCCCACACATTGGCTTTCAGCGGAAACTCCGGAAACGGTCTCGTATCCCATGACCAGAGATAGACGCGATCCATGTCGAGCATCGGCCCGCCATAGATTGGGGAAACTGGGTTCCTATCCGGCCAGTAGTGATAATGCGCCCGCAGAAAGCGATCCATGGCAATATCGGAACGCGCTCCATTCGAAAAATAGGGTGTCGCGTTTTCCGAGGATTTCGGATCAGGGAACACATTAGGCTGGTTTGGTCCTTTATCGACCGCCGGGCATCCCAGTTCGGTGAACCATATGGGCTTTGATTGTGGAGCCCATGCCGTTGGCGCAAAAGCCTCGGCACCATCAATGCGATTATAGTGTGGGTTGCTCCACCATGAGCGAATGTCTTTGTATCGGTAAACCCATGGCTTGCCCGCAAGCCCATCCGTGATTGGTGTGCGCTTGCGCTGCTCACGGTTTTCGCTATTGGCATAATACCAGTCGAACCCCTCACCCGCTTCGATGTTGCTGCTCAGACTATCAAGATCGTAAGCACCTTCAAAACCATCAGGGTTGCCGCCATCCAGGTCGCCGTCTCGCCAGTCAGCGAGCGGCATGTAATTGTCGATACCAATGGCATCGATGGCTGGATGTGCCCATAGCGCGTCAAGATTGAAGAAGAGATCGCCGGTGCCATCCTGCGCCTGATAGCCGAAATATTCAGTCCAGTCCGCGCCGTAACTGATGCGACAGCTCTGCCCGAGTTTCATGCGCATTTCGGCTGCAAGCGTGCAGAGATGGGTTACAAACGGAAAGCTGTCGCGGCTTTCGCGGATGCTGGTAAGACCACGCAGTTCGGAACCCAGCAAAAACGCATCAACCCCGCCCGCCTGTATTGCGAGGCTTGCACAGTGATTCAGAAAACGTCTGTAACCCCATGTTCCGTTGACGAAAGCTGTAACCTGATCGGCCGCTTCCAGCGTCTTGTCAGGTGATCCAGAGATACCAATCGCGGGACTACAAGTTATGCGCCCACGCCATGGGTAAACGGATTGTCCCACACCGCCATAAGGCGACGGCAGCGAGTTGCCGGCGGGAACATCCATCATGATGAAAGGATATAGCGTTACTTTCAGGCCGCGCGCCTTGGCATCGCGGATTGCATCAACCACACTCTGGTCGGATGGTGTACCACCATAGGCCGCTCCCTCGCCGCTCTGGGAAATCAGATGCGCTCCGCTGCGCGTAACATTCTCAACTTTCCATGTCTGGCTCGACGACAAAGCACTCTGATGGGTAACACCGGGGCGTATCTGGCAATATCCTGCGCGCAAGTCATCGCCAAACCACGGCAGGACAATCGCCACATGCTGCAACTGAGGACAAAGCGACTGCAGTTCATCCATGGCCACGGTCCAATCGCTGCGACCGCGTTTTGCATTTCGATTAAGCTTGCGGCTTTCACCAGGCGACGGTCGATCCGTAACGGGAGTTGGCGAAAGACCGAACTCGGTTGAACCGGGAATAAGCGCGACAGCACGGACATCTCGCGCCAGCTTCCCAACCGGGCGCAGAACCTCGAACTGAAACTGTGGCAAGCGATTGCCATAGACATCAAGCGGAATACGCTCAAACACGACATAGGCCGTTCCGCGATAGGCGGGAGCATTGCCTGTGCCTTGCTTGGCTTCAATCAGCGGATCGGGCTGCTGCGTATCCGTGCCGTGATAAATGCGCATTTCGATTTCCGTAAGGTCAAGCTCTTGCCCGTCGGCCCAGACACGGCGAATGCCAGCAATTTCCCCCTCGGCAACGGCATAGGCTGCATTACCGAAATAGCTGTAGGAGGTCACCTTCGGACCGCCCTTGCCGCCCTGACGCTCCGTAGTTTTCTTTTCCTCATGCCTTGTCGCCCAAATCAGCGTGCCGGAAAGTCTTGCCGTGCCATAGACGAACGGCAGAGCTGCTCCTTCTTCGGCTGTTGCCACGCGCCCGCCATTGAGCCTTGCCCCTTCCATATGGCGGGTGGAGTTGATGATAGCCGTATCGATGGCATAACCACCCATTGCGCCAAGCCCTGCGCCGATGGCAGCACCCACAGGGCCAAAAATGCCACCGACGGCAGCGCCCACCGCCTGCAGAACAACAGTCGCCATTGCTTAACCTTCTGGTTCAGGAAAAATGAAAATTCCGGCTATACGTTTTTGCCATTGCGGCACCAGCCCAGAAGCCATCACCCGATGCCCCTCATAGGCATGGATGAAACGGTTCTCATTGGCCATAATGCCAAGATGCTTGGCCGCCATATCGGACCGCCAGCGAAAAACGAGGAGATCACCCGGCTGCGGATCAGTGCCGTCGCGGCGCTGCATATGGCGCGATGCGGCTTCAAGCAGCGGATCGCCGTGAGCGGCCTCCGCCCAGTCTGGCGCATAGGTACCGGGACTTTCCGGTTCAGTGCCATAGATCTTGCGCCAGATACCGCGCACGAGCCCAAGGCAATCGCAACTGATACCGCGCGCGGAAGCGCTGTGGCGGTAGGGCGTGCCAATCCAGCTTTCCGCCTCCGTCAGAATTCTATCTGCAATATTCATGGAACCAGCGCGCTCCCGTCATATTCGTTGTTGGAGCTGACATAGGCAAAGGCGGCGTCATTGCCCGGCAGGTGCGGGAAGCCGCGAAAATTTGCGCTATTGGCAAACTTTGCTTTGCAGGTGGCAAAGCTCTTGTCACAGCCTGCCACCAGTCGAAAACCGTCGCCCGGTTTTGCGGCAAGAACTGGCGGTTCTGTGAGATTCAAGCGATTGCCGCTATGTGCGAGGACGCGCACCGAACCGCCCTGATTATCTCCGCTTGTCCATGTGAGCCGCCCTTGTGTAAACCAGCTGCTGGCAAAACCATCGAGCCCACTCACACTGAGAATTGCACCGTCGACGCTTACAACAGAACCAACTGCAAAAAAGCGCGGGTCGTCGATATTCACGCCGCAGCGTTTATCGCCCAGCACCGCATCGCATTGACGCAGAACACGCCGTCCACAGACGGCATCAAAAGCCGCAGCAGCACCCTTCAGTTCCATCACAAACCGGCCACCTGAGCGCGTGATTGCCCCGACCGTCCAGCGCCGCAAAAGCATGTGCTGATCTGGCATGTTCCAATTGGCGAGATAGCTCTCGACCACGGCACCATCAAAGCGCCCCTGCTCAATATCGGTCTCGCTGATGCGTATCGACGACAACACACCTTCGACATCGCCACCCGCGATGGAAAGACCGAGCGTTGTCGTGGCTTCGCTGCTGTTAAGACCCGTTAATGGCTCGCAGGAAATACCTTCCAGAACCAGCGCCTGGTCGTGATCTGTGAAACCCAAGACCACCTGATCGGAACGTCTGATAAGCCATGCAAAGCAATGGCTTGTCACTTCTCCCTTCAGATGTGATTCAAGTTCTGCCGGGACAGGGATCATGCCTTGACCTCAATGATGGGAATAGATGGGATTTCACCTGCTTGAAACGAAGCAATGCTTGCTGTGAGGCGGTCTGTATCGAAGCGCACAGGCACATCGAAAAGGAAACCAGCCGTTACCTGTGCGCTGTCAGCCGGCACATAATCCGGGGTAAAAGATACAGTCCCCTTCGCATGATCGATTGTGAAAGCTTCACCCTCGTTGAGCCTCACGCCGTTGACGCCAACCAGCACCGAACCCACAACGGGACGTGTGATCGGTCGACTGTACGCTTCGTAATGTTTGACAAGCTGGAACATGGTGGTTGCGCCATCGCCTTTTCCTATCATCTGATCGGTAAAGGATGGCGCAGAACTGCCAGCAGCCGAAGAAAAGTCGAACGGATCGCGGAAGCGGAAACTATGCAGCGATCCGCGTCTTGCCTCGAAAAAGACAAGCACTGTTTTCAGATCGTCCAGCGACCGCAGACCGGTTCCCGCATCGAAATGTCTGCGTGAATGCGCCCATCGGGCATTGCGCTTTTCAAAGCCTGATGTGAGTGTCACGATTTCATTGCGCCACTCCGGCCCACCCGTCGCACCGAATGAAACACCCAACGGAAAACGGACATCGTGAAAAGCTTCCATCTCACATCCTCCGTGCGCCGCGGCGCACAGCACCCGCAAGCATGGCTGACAGCTGTGCTTCGGATTTGCGGAAGGAAGATGCGTCGGGCGATGTCATGTTGAACACGACCTGCACGGGCTTGGAGCCACTGCCGCCAGTTGCAACGCCCAGCCTGCCATCGGCACCCCGCGCCAGCGGCAGGATCGCTTCCGCTCCCGCCTCACCCGTCAGACCCAGAGAACCATTCCCCATGCCGAAGTAAGTAGGGCTTGAAACAACCCCGCCCTTGGCAAAGGGCATGATGCCGCGAATGCCGCCCATCACACCCGACATTAGCGAGGAGCCAAGACTTTGTAGTGGCTGAAGCCCAGCAGAAAGCGCTGAGCCTGCCAGACTACTGGCAAGCCCGCGCAGCACATTATCAAGCCCCTTGCCGGAAACGATTGCACTTTTCAGTGCCGTTGTCAGGCTTGAGCCGAAGCTTGACGAACGCTTTTCAAGATCGGTCAGAGCGCGATCAAAGGCGCTCGTGTCCGCCTCGACGGAAACGGTTACGTTTTCATCTGTCATGTTAAATTACCTGTCGGGAAAGGCGTGCATCAGCGCGTCGAGTGTCGTGCGCGAAGGCGCATTCGTGCTCTGCGAAACGGGTCCAAGAACGGCGCCAAGTTCGCGTGGGGTCATGGCCCAAAAGTCTTTTGAGGAAAGCCGCAGCAAACCAAAACCTGCGCGCATCACGTCTTGCCAGGGAAAAGGCTGACGTGAAGGAACTGATTCAACTGCGGCACTCAAGGGTTTGAAGGAGAATCGCTTTCTTCGGTTCCGAAGGTCGCGGTCAGCAGTGCTGAAACGATGCGGGCATAGCCGCTCGCGCCTCCATCTGCTCGCATCTCCGCTACATCTTCAAACGGCACATCATGTCCACCGCCATGCAAACCGGCGCAGATGATACGCTGCATATCGAAGGCGGAAAGCTTGCCGCCGGAAAATCGGGCAATCAAATCGGAGAGATTGTCCGCTTCAAAAGCAGACTCCAGTTGTGCCAGCGCACCCAGCGTCAGGCAGAGAGTCCAGTCGCGGCCATCAAGTTTTGCCGCAACCTCGCCGCGATGGCGATTGACCATCATAGTGCATCTCCGAAGGAGATTAGTCCTGCGGATTCCAGTGCAATTTCAAACGTCACCTCCGCATCGTGATTGCCGCCATATTCAAGGGCCACAATCTGGAAAGGACCGGTGATGGTGCCAAAGTCGGGCAAGCAATATCTGCTAGTTGCGAATCTCACCATCAAAGAACACACTACGGATAAGAGCATCCGATGTTGCATCCTTGAATATGCCCGATCCGCTGATCGAAGCTCGTTGCACGCCGCTTCCGGCCAGCAGTTGCCGCCACCGACCGGCAGCATCCGCATCTGTCACATCGACGGTTTCGGCATTGAAAGCAATGCGCTTGGTGCGCAAGCCAGCACAGGTTTCAAACTGGTCCGTGCCATGCGCAATTTTCAGCAAGATATCCTTGCCGCGTTGAGCTGCCATTCTGTGTTCCTCGATCTTTTTGCTTTTACGCGCATCTTAATTCTGATCGAAGCGGGATCAGAAATCAGTCCAGTAGACTGATTTCCCCGCATAGGCGGTTCCCACTTTTCGGGATGCGCTTTAATTTTCCGGTTCGGTCACGGCGCGATAGCGCATGGTGCCGAGATAGCTGCCGAACCCGTCCGTATTGCGGGCTAGAACTTCGGTCAGCATGAGATTGACGACGCGATGACCATTGAGGTCGAGTGGTTCTTCATCGAGCCTCGTTGCGATACGCCCGGCAATTTCAAGCACGCGTTTGCGGCCTGCTTCACGCGCCCATATCTGGATATTGAGATAATGTTCTCCACCCGGCTCAGAGGCCGTATTCCAGTCCTTGCTCAGCGTTTCGCCAAGCGTGACATAAGGAAATGGAGTCTTGGGCGGAACGTGATCATAAACATGCTCACCCCCAAGTGTTTCAATAAGTTCTTCGTCATTCTTCAAGGCGTTATAAAGTGCCTTCTGCAATGCTGCCGCGCCGTTCCTCATCTTGCTCCCCGCTTGATTTTTGAGTGTCGCGCCGGGCAATCAGCTGCCCGGTGGTAATATCCTCCCGCACCGCGATTTGCCTGAAACGCAGTGCCCGAACGAGACCATCGAAGGTCAGTTTCATCGTGATATTCACCGCCCCTCCTCCACCGCCAGGCAGATAAGGTAACGTCCGCGTTCATCCGGATCGTGGACAGAGCGCAGCGTGAAAACACGCCCACCTTTGCGGAAGCGTTTGTCTGTCGCGATATCTTCACGATGACGCACCAGAATGCGGTGGGTGATCTCCGGGCGTGGCCGGATACCGAAATCCCGCTGACTAGTTGATAGGGGTTCAATACGACCCCAAACAGTCCCGATCTCCGACCATGTTTCGCGATAGCCACCCATGTCATCAGCAACAGACTGCATGGCTTCCAGGGCCAACTCAGTCGTGAGCTGACCCGGATCAATAAACAGCACGTTGTTCATAGGGATATTCGTCGCCAGCTATCGACCATCGTGGGCAGTTCAGCCTTGGCTGTATCCAGACCTGCGCGGTTCTCATAGAGATGCGCGGTCAAAGTGAGTATTGCCTGCTTGAGTGCATCCGGCACTTCAACGCCGGTTTCCCCAAACCCTGCAATAAAGTCGACCTCAAGGCCACAGAACGTCTGTGCATCCGGATATTGCGCCATGTAAACACGTTGCGGACGGCGGCCATGCTGGAGCATGAACTCTTCAGGCTCCATGCCGATTGCACTGCCGTCGGGACGATATGCGACCACAGCTGTGACAGCTTTTACCGGATACTTGAAAATAGCGAGACGCCCCGAGCGCGGCCAACGATCAACGCGAAGACGCCATGTCTGATCAACCAGTGCAAGTCCGGTCTCGGCTTCGACAAGCTCGCGCGCGGTCTTGATGATACGGCGCAGAACATCATCTTCACTATCGGTCGAAATTCGCAAAAATGCGCGTGCGTCAGCAATCGTCACCGGCTCCAGCGCCGGCGGCGTGACAAGAAACATTGTCATGTATTTTCCCCTTAAATAACTCTCAAATCAGATAGTTACGCATGCAACCCCAGAAAAAGATTCAACCTGTTCGCAAATTGAATCTAGCTGCCAAAACCGGCAGGGAGATCACTGCTAAAAATATCAGGCTGCGAATTTCAGAAGCTTGATCGCATCAAAATCCTGCACGCCGCCGCCCACGCGTTTGGTGGTGTAGAAAAGCACATATGGCTTGGCAGAATATGGATCGCGCAACACGCGCACGCCGATACGATCCACCACCAGATAACCGCGTTCAAAATCGCCAAAAGCAATAGGCGTTCCGTCAGCAGCAATGTCTGGCATATGCTCGGCCTCGACCAGACCAAAGCCCATCAGCGATGCCTTTTCACCAACAGCCGCTGGCGGCTGCCAGAGGTAATTGCCATCCGCATCTTTCAGCTTGCGCAACACGCTCTGCGTCTTGCGGTTCATCACGAAATTGGCGTTCTGGCGATAACCAGCTTTCAGCGCATAGATGAGTTCAATCAGTTTGTCGGATGGATCGGAAGCAGGCAATGCGCCGTCAACACCAGTGGCTATGTGGCCGATCTTACCCCACTCCCAACTCGCATCTTCAACGGTGCTATAGCTCAGGAAGCCCATCGGCTTGTTCAGGCCATTGCCGGTGATGAAGGCAGCAGCTTCCTGTTCGGCAAAGGCTGCTTCGACTTCTTCGGTGATCCACTGCTCAACGTTGACAGCTGCGTCATCAAGCAATGAAGAAGTGGCCGCTGGCATTGCGTAGATTTCCATCGTTGGGAACTGCAGCTCTGCAAGCTTGGCCGAAGCGGTCTGCGGACGCGCATCGGTTTCGCCGACCCAGCCCGTTGCCGGGCCACTGACCGAGAATGGCTTTTTCAGCACGGCACCAGAAACCTGGCGCACACTGGAGATGCCACGTATCGGCGAGAGCACGGCCAGACGGCGACCGATTTCAGTCTCTAGTTCCGCAGGCACCAGATAGCCACCGTCCGGACCAGAGGCATAAGAATGTGCCTTTTGCTCAATGCCACGCATCGCCTGCTCGTCGCCACGGCGCACATAACCGTCAAAGGCCTGCTTATGCTCGACATCAACAATAGCATTGCCCTTGCCAAGCTGCGGACGGGCGCTTTTCAAAACATACTGGTCAAGTGCTTGTTTCTGTTCGTCGAGCGCGCGGTTGATACGATCAACCTTGTCGCGCAACAGCACATCGACATCGGCGCTCTTTTCAACCTTCTTCAAACGTTCGTCATTGGCTTCACGGAACGCCGAGAAGGCTGTCATAAACTCGTCGAAGGCTTCCGAGACATCGCCATTATTCCCAAGCGCCTTCGTTTCCACGCTCTTGGTTTCGAGCGGGATTGCATGATTTTTTACCATTTTTGATCCTGATTTAATTGAGTTGCATCATCTTGCAGGCGGCGCGCATACGCTGCGCAAGCGCCTTATCATCTGCCTGGAAAGCGTCCCGCCCGTTCCGGCTTTGCATGGCTGCAAGCGCTGAATAGCCTTTGGCTATAACCAGACGTGCAGCAGAACGGCTCAGCCCCGCATCCCGCGTGAGCCAGCGTTCAAATTCTCTGACTGTCGGCAATTCCGCCTTCAGATTATCAATGCGTGCCTGTGGCAGCATGGGAAAAGTTACCACCGAGATTTCCCAGAGATCTGCTTCCGTGACGTGGCGCAAACCGGTCCGCGCATCCTTGCGCGCTTTGACCGTGCGAAAGCCGATAGACAAGCCATCCAGCCCGCCAGCGCGCATGAGTTCCAGGGCTTCGCGTGCGCGTGCCACGCCTTTGGCCAGTCTGCCCTCGACATAAAGGCCGCGTGCATCCTCACGAACATCCGTCCAGACACCGATCGGTTCAGCCGCATCGTGTTGCCAGAGCATTCGCACGCCCGATGATTTGCGCGAGGTGAGCGACTTCGCAAAGGCGCCTTTTTCGATCACATCATTGCCGAGATCAGCTAAACCAAACACGCTTGCATAGCCTGAAAAGCTGCCATCGATTTCGATCTCTTCAAGCGCCAATGATGCACGCTTAGTTTCAAGTTTCAGGTCAGGCTTTGCCATTCCTGTTCCTTTCAACGGGTAGAATTCCAGTTAGCGATGCGTTCTTGGCCCGCTCAGCAAAACGTTTGAGAATGCCCAGCACAGACCATGCCGCGAGGCTTGCAGCCGTCGACCCCATCAACATGAGTTCGGCTCGCCCAAGCAGGGTCTGCAGAGAAAGCGTTTCGGCAATTTTCACGCCTGCAGCGCCCCCAAACACCATGCCGCAGATGATGCCGACCGCAAATCGGATTGCCGCTTCCCGCTTGCCATTTGGCAGCATATAGGCGAGCGACACGGCAGAACCGGCCACCGCGCCCGCAACCTTGGCAAACCACACGAGACTTGCATCAGACGCCATAACGGTTTCGCTCAGATTGCTCATGAAACTCTCCTTTCCGCACGCGGCTGATAGCCAACCGCATCGCGTTTCTCGTCATCACTCAGGAATGAGGCTTCCGACACGCGCCGCCAGAGCGATTCCCGCTCCAGCGACAGACCTTCGATGCGGTCAGTATCGTGCTCAAGTCTGAGATCGTCACCAAACAATGGACCCAACCAACAACCGAAAGCCTTTGCCGTACGGTTGATCAGCGGCAGCACTGTCAGGCGATAAAATGCGCGGTTGGCTTCGGCATAATTGGCGTAAGTGTTGTCGCCCGGAATGCCTAGCAGCATCGGCGGCACGCCAAATGCCAAAGCAATGTCGCGAGCCGCCCCATTTTTCGCTTCGATGAAATCCATATCCTGTGGGCTGTAACCCATAGCCTTCCAGTCGAGTCCCCCTTCAAGAAGCAGCGGCCGTCCCGCACCAGATGCTCCGGTGTAGCCCTCCTCAAGTTCGGTTTTCAGGCGGTCAAACTGCTCTTCAGTCAGGTTGCCACCGTCTTTGGGCGCATAGACCAGCGCACCGGAAGGCCGTGCAGAGTTATCAAGCAAAGCCTTGTTCCAGGCACCTGCCGCATTGTGCAGATCAAGCGCCATCAGAGCTGCTTCAAGCGGCGGAAAACCATAATGATCATCCAGCGGATGAAAAAGCTTCAGATGCAGGCCAAAACACCCTGCCCCCGCGAGCGAAACCATGCGGCTCGTATTGGCTGAGCGGTAGACCAGCGATTGCGGCCAGCCGTCACTCGATGTTTCCAGCGTCACTCTTTCAGGCCGCAGAAGATGCAGCTCACGTCTACCGCTCGGCAGATCGACGCGCTCGACATATGCATTTCCCGAAATCAGCAAATGCCCATAAAGCCGTTCGAAGAAACTGCTACCATCAAGCCCGCATTGCGGTGTCGCGATGAGGTCGAGCAACGGATGCACTTCATGTTCGGTCATGCCTTCATAGAACAGCCACGGTACATTGCTGGCCGCTTCCGCGATCAGCCGCACGCAGCGATGCGCGACCGGATTGCGCATGAAGCCCTCGCGAGCGAGCGACGTATAATCCCGCGCAATCCACGAAGCGCCGCGCTCCATATGCAGCGCCACGAAGCCATTTGCGCTTTTTCTCTCTCGCCCCGCTTCAGAATACGAAGGGGCATTCGCAGCACCTCTGCGCCACGGCCAGTTCCACGCCATATATCGGCTCTCCAATAAAGTTAAATTTTACCCGAAGCGCCGGATACGTGGCTTTCGTTCGCCACCCAGCATGAGTTCGGCCAGCGCCCAAACGAGTGCATCAAGGCGATCCGGCGAGCGTCCGTTCGAGAGCCCTTCCGGCGCAAAGTCACACATTTCGTCTTCAAGTGCTGCGAAACGCCCGGTATGGCGAACACGCCCCTGTTCATAAAGGGCTGCCACCGGTTCGGCGCGTAACCACTTGCCGCGCGAGGCACGCCGCATCAGAACCGGCACCGTCGCATCTTCCGCCGCAAGCACGGCTGCAACCATTTCGCCGCCCTGATTAACCTCAGCCAGAACCGCATCCGCTTCAAAGGAATGATAAAGCGCAATCGCCCGTCGCGCCCATTGATGTGGCTTGGCCATGTTCATGGTTTCATCGGCAAGCACATGCGCAAAACCATTTTCATCGATACCTGCAACCACAATCCCGCAAGCATCCGACGACTTACCCGAAGAAGCAGGAGGGTCGATCGCCACCAGAATGCGGATAAGTTGCGGTGCCTGAACCTCAAAGCACTGTTCTATCCGCTCACGCGACCACAAGGTGCCTGCGCGTTCTTCGATAAGCTCGCCTTCCAGTTCCTGTCGTCCGAGCCTTGTTCCGGCATATCGCTGGTTAATCGTCTCAATAAAACCATTCGCCAGATTGGCTGCGTTTTCAGATGTCCGCATATGCGTCATCGAAACTGAAACATCGCATATCAATGCCTTCAACAAAGGCACGGCCCTCGGTGTCGTCGTCACAACCTGACGCGGGAAATCGCCCAGACGCAGGCCAAATTGCAGCATGTCCCATGTGGCTTGTGGGTTCTTCCATTTCGCCAGCTCATCACACCATGCAGCATCAAATTGCGGTCCGCGTAAACCATCCGGATCTTCGGACGAATAAAGCGATGCCACCGCACCATTGTCCCACAGAAGTCGCTTACGCGTTGCTTCATATCGCGGCCGCGAAAGCCGTGAGACTGACAATATGCCGGAGGGACCATCCACCATCACCTCGCGCGCATCGGCAAAAGTTTCACCGACCAGCGCGATGTGCCCACAAGCCTTTGCTGCAAAAGGTGCCAAGCCCAGTGCCATGCCAGACACCCATTCAGCACCAGCACGCGTTTTGCCAGAGCCGCGACCACCCAGAATAAGCCAGGTTCGCCAACCAGCGGGCGGCGGCAATTGCGCATCACGCGCCTTGAGCAGCCATTCGCTTTCCGCTGTCAT